AGCCAAGAGCCTAGTCCGCGACAGCGAGACGAAAGAAATCCGTCATCTGCGCGGCGATCCTGGTCAGAAAAGATCAAAGCTTCGGCATCCCTTTTGAGTTCTGCCATTGCTTTGAATTCTGCCTCAGCGACTTCAGAAGAAACACCAGCGGTTGTGACCGCTTCTTGCTCTTTTGATACCGCCCAGGTGCGTTGAATACGTTCTGTTCTATTGCCTAGTCGAGCGCGATTAGCGGCTTTATTTTCAAAAGCCCCTACATCAGTTCCCTCGACGACACCGCCAAAATTTACCTCAGAAAAATCATCAACTTGCCATTCATGTAAAACTGAATTCGCCTGTTTTTTCCCAAACATGAGAAAGCCGGGCGTATCCGTAGGCTCGATTCTGATTAAATCATTAGTAAGATCCTCGCGGTTGCCAGCACCAATAGTATTGGTGGTTGCGATAGCCATGGTATAAAAATCCTATGTTTATTTTGTTCATACCACCGCCTATAGTTGATTTTGAAGCTCCCGTTTACGTCTCCAGAGGGCTGGATCCATACCCACAGCACCAGAATTATTTATTTCAGCTTGAACTGAATCGAGATCTTTTAAGTTTTGTGAGGCTTTCCTTGGTGTCGTCGGAGTAAGCTGTGTGTTCGCCGACCCTGTTGGCACGATAGGAGGATTTGGCCTCGCCCCTTCCCGTGGTAATTGCTCACCATTAGAAGAGGGTGCGCCAGTTCCGGTTGCTGGCTTGTCATCTCCGGGAATGATTCCTCTACGAATAAGTGTTTCTGCTGCTGCGGCTAAGTAAAGCTTTCCGTCTGGTGAATTCTCTGCAAGAGACTTCAATACAGGGTTAGACATCATATTATCTAGCACCTGACTTTCAAACGATTCGCTCTTCTCCCACCACTCAGGAAAAAACACTTTTCCTTGGGTTTCATAATATTGTCTTTGCTGTTGAGCATTACTTGCAGCTTCAAGCTGTGCATATTGTTCAGGAATGTACTTATCGATGGTTTCCCGGGCAATACGAAGCCTTTTTCCTACCTCTGCTTTTGTATATCCCTTCTCTCCATCATATTGCACAAACCCGTCGTCATCGGGATCGTTATATAATCCATCCTCTGCCCAATTTCGGATCTTTATCGCGTTGGAGTGCTCTTTTTTGAGCTTTTCAACGCTATCTAAATCTTTAAGTGGGTTTTCAGTTGGTTCATCACTCACCCATGGTTCTGCTGCTTTCTGCTGTTGCTGACTAAGTTCGGCTACTTTCTGCTCGGCAATCTTGGCTCGCTGACGGGACTTATATAAATCCTTTCCCATCCCCGTACCAATTTCCCGAGCAAATGTCTCCTTTTGCTCTTGAGTAAGACCCTTAAAAGATTCGCTCAATTGCGAAATTTCTTCATCTTGTGGCTCCGTATTCTCCTCCTGCGGCGGTGGAATATTTGCAGAAGAATCCGCCGGAGCGGGCTCTATGCTTGCCTGTTGAGGTTCGTTTACCTCATTACGAGTTTCAGTTTCAGTTTCGCCAGCAGGCTGCTCTAGCCTTTCTTCGATCTGAGCGGTTCGCTTAACTATCCAATCCTGAGAATCCAGGGTCGCTTTTTGGTTTTCGCCTTGGTTGTTGGTAGGCGTACCAGTATCTATATCTAATGGTGATTCCATATCAATCGTTTGATTGTGTTGTTTTCGGGGTTTCCGTTAAAATTATTTCTTTGGCGGCCGGGCAAGCATAAACGCATTAATCTGCGTGAGCAGTGAGTTTACTATACCGGCTGCATTCATATTATAAGTTTGAAAATTGGGGTTTGAAAAAGATGCTTTGGAGTGAGCTATTTTTAGTGCTTCCTCCCTTTGATCGCTCATCCAGTGAAGAACTGTCCTGAAATGGGCGTTTTCTCGAAGCATAGCACAGGCAGCCCGTATTTCCGGGTCCGTAATATACGAATCTGGGAAGTGAGCACCAAATAAATCGTCCATCCATGGTTCTTTTTTTTTAAACATCAATTATCTTTACCTCTTAGTTAGACGAGAGGGCGTAACCCATGACGTGTCCTCTTTGCGCGCCTCTGATTAAGTTGACGTAAACTCATAGTTTGTGATCCTGGGCGATTCCTCATCCCTTTTCTCCTTTTAGGTCTAGGCCCAGGTTGGCTGATATTCCACACTTCTCCCGCTCCTCCAAACTGACTTTTTCGGTTCAAACCTCTTTTTGCTCTTATCGGAACCTGTTCAGTTTCTGGCCAGCCGAATTGATTAATCATTCCTCGCCGGTTAGGGCCTAGCCCTACATAGGCGTTACTTTGACCTGGTGTATATATTCCATTTGGCATATTATTATCCTATTAGTTAGTATGGTCGATTCCTCATTCCTTTTTTCCTGCGAGGGGCAGAGCTTTTTACTTTTTTTGGCATTTGTGTGGGACGTAATTTTCTACGCGTTCTAGGCTTATTTGTAGGCCTGCGACTTGTCCCAGGATTCATTGATGCACCGCCATACTTAGAGTAATCTAAGTGTTCTAACCACCCTCCTGAAGGTTTTATATCTCGACCCATAATGTCAGTGTACTGCGCACGCCCAGGCTGATTGGACAATCCTGGTCTTAGACTAGGTTGTTGTGACTGAGGAATTAGATCCCAGCGATCGTAGGGGCCGGGTGCTAAAGAATTATGTATGTTTTGTCGGACCCTTTGCCTTTGCCTTTGCCTTTGATGTGCACGGCTGTAGTTCCTCATCTGCTCGTGGGCTGCTTGGGAGGCAATCCTGCGGGAGAGATGGTAGGCATTACTTTGACCTGGTGTATATACTTGTGGCATATTATTGTCCTCCCATATTGCTTGGTCGTCCCCCTAAGACACCAGCCTGCGGATTAGTTGTTCTTTGTTCAATTTGATGTTGATGCATTTGCATGCGTTTTTCTATACGTTGTCTAAATGGTTCATCGTTCTGCATACGCTCCTGAACGTCCGTTGCAGGTATATCCTCTGATCCTTGTAAGTATTGCTGGATCACCTGAATAGCCACTTCGGAAGCCGCATCGGTATCTATATTGACATCCATACCCGCAGCTATCTGGGCTAGAGCTTCGCGCTCGCGCTTCACTTCCTTCTCCTGTGCCTGCTCTGCTGGGATAAATATCCTGCGGGCGATAACGGGGTCAAGCTTTTCGCCTGCGACCTGTAAAAGGCTGGCCGTATCCATCGTTCCGCTATCATCAAGCTGCTTTAAGTGTGTAAACCCTTGAATAATCTTTTCTACATGCGCGGGGTCGGCCTCTAGTTGGTTATAATTAAAGTAAAAATCAAAGCGTTCAGATGGGTCCCCTTGTTCATAGACTTGGGGGTCAGGAACGCCAAAAACGGAAAATTTTACAAGCTCCGGCCCAAACTGCTGAAATAAAGTAAAGGCGTGATCTAAGATATCGACGGCAAAGGATAGCCCTTTATCGATAAGAGCCTGCTGTTTTATCTGTATCTCTTGTTGTGAATCCCTTGTATTATTGCTCATCCGGCCAAAATAGCGATCTCCCTGCGTGCGGATCTCGTTTCTGACATCGACGGTATGTGTCCCTTGATTGGGGATATCGGCAAACTGATATTCCCTTGGGTCTTGCCAGTAAGCCTGGAAGACAAAAGGCCCCCACTCGGTAGGTTCTCTGCCATAAGGGTGCATCAATGGAGGTAAAGTAGACAGAGAGCTTGCATCTGCAGAGGCGTCTAACTCCACTTTTAACTGATCTTGCAAGGCTTTACCTGTCTGTGCGTAACCCCTTACATCATATAAATTTTTACTTAATGCCTTGAGTCTTTTGACTTTGAATGGGTATTCCCCGTGCTGATAACCCAAAAGACTGCTCTTTGCATAAGGTTGTTTTACTCCGTTGGCAACGGATGCATCGGTAAAATCGGGATGCATGGTCGTTAGGTAGATACCCGGGACTCCTGTTTCGCTCGTTAATCTCTGATAAACATGGACGATTTTCACAAGTCCATCTTTTTCTAATAACTCGCGTGAGCTCAAAAACTGCTGATCAACGGTCTGTGTTGTCCCTAAAAAGGTATCGCTTTGTCCTTTAAGGTTAGCAATCAGGTATTCTACCCATCCGCTATCCCAATCCTCATCATAAACCTTGCACCTTAACTCCTGTGGAGAAAGGTATTCCACCTGAAATATCCATGGAGCCTTCTGAATATCGGTAGTATGTAGCGGGAAAAATATATCTCTACCTACCTGGAAAGTTCTAATTATCGGCCTATCTACCATTTTTCGGGTAAAAGGAACGTTTGCGCTACCAGTGTGCCTTAATGAGGCAATCATCTTTACAGCATCAGACTGTTTAAGGTCTGGAACCGACTGGCGCATATCCTCAGCGAGCTGATCATCATCAAGCCCATCCATAATATCCATCTGTGTCTGTTCTGGAAACTGTTGAATCTCAAGGCGTTGCGTCGTCTGCTCCATCCGTTTGTCATAAAAAATACCCACACAAGCGATGGCATCTTGAAAAAAGTGGTTATAAGCGAGCTCCATCTCATCGTAAAACTCTTTAATATTGGAATTAACCATCCATTTCATCACATTTGTGATAAGAGTGGCTCGCTCAATATCATTACCTTCTACGGGGAAAGCTGTTAGATTAGCTCTTCTTAACGCGGTCATAAGAAGTGATACATGAGTATCGATCATCTCATCAGCGTAATAAACCTTATTATCTGCCGCGCCCTCCCATGGTTGTGGGGTCACTCCGCTAGAGGCGTGTTTGCGATTATCAGGGCTCTGACCTGCCCATAAGCACCGTCTAGTGTCTGAATTCTCGTCTAACTGGCTTACATATCCCTCTAAACTAGAAAGAGCACGATAAAATTCACCCGCAAGTTCAGTGATATTGGGGCCTACACGCCCTGGCACAAGCTCAAGGGCTGCTTCTCTTGGATCATCTACCGTAGAAAATTTCGGCATTTGGCGAGAAAAAATATATTTAAATCATTCTCTGTCAAGTATTTATTTTTTTAATAGGAATAAACACCTTTTGTTACGGCTAATCTTCCTTCTCCTGCAAATATGCAAGGAGTCACAACACCATAACGAAGAACATCTACGAAGTCTTTTGTAGCCTCTTCACGCGAGCAGTTCGTATATTCCTGCATACAGTAAATAAAATTCTGACATTGATCAGAAACTTTAAGTTTTGGGCGATTATTTTCACCTACAGGCTCATCTGTGTTATATTCTAGCAGGGTATTTATAGCCTGAATGCCCGGTTCTATCTCAGAATTCGATGAATCACGGTGGACTTTTGCTGGTGAATAAAAGAGGTTAAACATAGAAAGTCCTTGTATAAAGGAGGTTGTGGAATTAAGGGAGGGTCTTTGCTCCTTCCCCATACGTGGATCTATCAATCTGCCGAACATAATTTCAGTCCCCTCTTTTTCTCTAATAAGATTAGAATAGCTCTCATAGGACATAGCCCCTCCAAAAGAGAGTTCCTGCGCTCTGCCCCGCTTACCTATAGGCATTTGAGCGGCATTTACCCACGGCTCTGCCCAGTTTCCATAAGAGATGTCCGGCCACTCACGGTAGACCCACCAGTTATTATATCTATCTATAGCAAGCCATATCATGCACCAATTACGACCGCCAGCGGGATCAATAATGTGA